TCCTGTAGTAATGTATTCATTTGTTATTTTACATATACGACAATCTATATAAGGAATATTTTTATCTTCATTAAAAAAACTATCTAAAGTTAATTCTGTATTGCTTGTGTCAATTTCTCCTAAATCTACAAGATTAAATCCATAATCTCTTATATTAGTAGTTTCAGTATATTTTGTGTTCTGCAGCTCTAATCCTTTAGAATGTATGTCAAATTCAATTTTAAAATTATTAAAATCTTTATTGATTTTAACTAACTGAAAAACCTTAGATGCTTTTAGTTTAATTTCTAAATCATTTTCTACATTAAAATCTTGAGATTCTCCATCAAGTTCTACATTAACTAAACTAAACTCTAATTGCTCTGTTCCTAAATCTTGACTAACATCAGGTCTTATGCCAACCACTTTATGTGGATTATTACCTTTTCTTTTGCCTACGCTGACAACACCCTTGTCCATTAAAGATATATCGCCTATTGATGATGTAGTATCATTAAAAGTA